CAATATTTTTATAAAGTTCTTGTATGCAGTTTCTAGCATTTCCACTCAGATACATTCCGTTAAGGCTGACCTGAACTAAGATTTTACTATCACTAAATTTAGGAGTTATCGTAGCTGTAACTGGAATTGAAAATATAGATGTACTGGTTGAACTCCCATAAGTTCCATACTCAGCATAGACAGTTTGAATGACTGAACCAGGCATTTTGACACTACCACTACTATTTATCGTCATAGCACTCGTACCACCGGAGTGCTTGATCGCGTCTACGTGTAATTCACTTGCCATTATTGTGCGACCTCCTGTAATAGTATTTGTGTAGTCCTATAGTCATCATTAACCAAAACAGATACTCCTGTCGCTATTTTATAATACCAAGTAATAGTAATTTGATTAGCATTGGGAAAATCTTGTAATAAAATCATAGGGTGTGCAGCTGAATACATAGCACCAGAATTGCCATAATCTATAGCTCTACTTGGACTTGTACTATTTGCAATGTCAGCACTATTTGTGACATCATATAGTTTTGCCCATGCCGTACAATCATTTCCAGAATTGTTGTATGCGGTAAGTCCAATAGTTGCTGTTATAAGTAATTTAGAACTAGAATATTTAGGAGTAATTGAGGCTCTAAAATTTGTGCTAGCTTCCACATAACTTGAGGAAGTGCTTGAACCCCCAGACCTACTTACTGTTTGGACAGTCTGTATTATATGACCTGCAGGCATTTTTAATGTATGTGTAGACATATCAACCTGATTGCCTGTCTTTGATTCTATTTTATCTACTAATAATCTACTTGTCATTACACCACCGTCCATACGCCATTGACTGTAACAGTCGCGTTAGTTAAAGTAATAGGTCCTGCTGATACTCCATTGCTACCAGAAGGTATCGTTATATCTGCTGTAATACTATTACCATTTGTTCTAATCATTGAGTTGTTACCTAAAAACGGATACCTAGCGTCTGCTTCTGCTTTGGTATAGTTATCAGATACTGTAAACTTATCATACGCTATAATCTCTACAACGTCACTGACTGACGCTCCTGTAGTTAATATAACTGTAGTACCTGAGGTAGCCTGATAGTCTGTTACAGGTTTAAGTAATATCCCGTTTTGGTATACATCTACGTACTCTCCATCAGCATAAGCTAACGAAAGAGAGTTCGCATCTGATCCACTAAAGCTTGTCTGGCCAGCTGTTGCTTGGTAAACAAACCTATTCCTAACTCCTTGGTTAGGTGCTTTCCCTATATATGGCATTATGCTTCCTCTAGTGCTTTTACTTTAGCTTCAAGCACTTCTATCTTTGCTACGGCTTCTTGCAATGCTTTAGTTATGATGGGTGTAAGTTTGCCATAGTCCATTGCTTGAGTTTTTATATCCCCACTACCATCAGATTTCATACCATCCTTTGTGCCAGTAGCAATACCATTCTCATCTGCATCTGGTATAACATCTTGAACTTCGTGTGCTATAAATCCATAGGCTTGAAAAGAATCTTCGGCTTTCCATTTATATTTTCTAGGTTTTAGTTGCTTTAAGGTATCTATTCCTAAATCCAAATCTGCAATATCTTTTTTCAATCTGTAGTCTGAACTTGTGCTATAGTTTGCAGAGGTTGTACAAGTAATTTCTCCTACATCAGAGCCATTTCTAAGAAACTTAATTAAATCTGTTGTGTAGGAGGTGGAACTATCGTAGTCCTCAACCACCATAGCTGGGTGATAATACCTATGTCCTCCAACATGAAGACCACAACTTCTTGATGTGGCGTTTCCTCCTGCTACATTATAGCCAAGGGAAGTTCGTTGTAGTTTTGTATTATCTGTTGCATTAAAACTATCAAATCTAGCATTTGCAGTATTTGTTTTTGTACCATCTCTTGAAATATTGATTTCTAGCTTTCCACCTAAATCGTCATTGCCGGGAGCATAGTCAACAGCTGAAGATATAGATGCACCAGTTATCCATTCATCTCCATCTGAACCTTGAAAACTTATAGTCCCAAGAACATCATTTTCTTGAACAACAGTATGAGCGGTAAGAGTAGTGTTTCTACTTTTTCTTAGTACAAGATTTGTCCCAAACGCATCATTTGAGTTTTCTATCAATATAAGGCCTGAATCTGGATTGGCACAAATAATGTCACCATTTACGTTTAGTGTTCCACCTAAGTCTGAGTCTGTGTTTATATTAACATGATCATTACCAGCATCTACAAACAGTGCGTGTGTCTGTCCATTACTCTCTACACGAAAGTCTACGTCAGCACTACCTTCATTAAAAGTTACTGCGCCCTCTTGAGAAGAGTCTAGTCCATTTCCTCTAACTTTAGTTAAAGCCATTTAATCCTCCTACGGTTTAGAAGGCCAAGTCACATTCTTCAATGTTGTACCATCACTATCGAAAGCTGCGTCTTTGCCGTTTGCATGGGCAGGCAAGTCACGTAATGCTTGTCTGTAAGTTTTCATATCCGAAGACAGAGTTACGTCTGACATCGCATGAAAGTCAGTTTCAGCTAACTTAGCGTTTCGTTGCTTACGAAGCTCTGCCATTGGAGCAGCTGCTATAAGAGCTGCCTTCTTATCTGATACTGCTTTCCAAGTAGTACCAAAGTCACTAGGATTAGAACTCTCAATAGCTGAACCATTGCTGTCTGCTCCTGTTACTTTTCGAAACATTGAGTTAAACTCTGCTTCTGTTGTAGGTTCTCCTCTGAGTACCCATTCATTAATACCTAAGTCTCCTAAGGCTGTTGCTATTGTTGTCATTGTTTGATCTCCTGTAAAACCATTGTTGACTTTGTATCTCCGTTGAGTGCGTTATAATTGTTCCAGAATACTGTTCCTGCACTATTTTGTAGCAAATATATTTGGTAGACAATAGAGCTTGTTGAACCTGCTGTTTCATAATAGTGATACGCATTTGAATATGTTCCATAACTAGCTTCATCACCTGCTGTCACATAGCCCATTGTGCTTTGAAATCTATGTACGCTAGAAGCACCTGCTCCACCAATATTTTTATAAAGTTCTTGTATGCAGTTTCTAGCATTTCCACTGCTATACATTCCGTTAAGGCTGACATGAACTAAAATTTTGCTATCACTAAATTTAGGAGTTATCGTAGCTGTAACTGGAATTGAAAATATAGATGTACTGGTTGAACTCCCATAAGTTGCATACTCAGAATAGACAGTTTGAATTGCTACACCTGAAGGAAAAGCTACTGTTCCTGCTGTGGTCTTCCCCTGTATTGTGTCTACTGATAGTGTACTCATTTGGCAATCTCCATAACAGAAAAACTAATACGACTGACATTATCGTTCTGACTTGCAGTATTTACAAAAACAGATTCAAAAGCTACGGTATCCCCAATACTTCCTGTTGTTGTGTCTTGATATTCAACGAAAACTCTTACAGCTCTATCGTTGTCTGTGCAGTATGTTACCACATCTGACCCAGAATTTAATCTATAACCTACTTTAAATTCTCCACTAGTTCCCCCTCTATTAACAGTACATCCTGCTTTAATTAAGAAAAAAGAATTTGCTTGTTTTCTTGTAAAAGTTAAAGAAGCTGTTCCTCTTGTTGTTGCATTGTTTACATCAAAGCCTGATGTTGATGTTATCCCATAAGTGATTGGATCATCATAATGAACTTGAACTACATACTTACCAATATTATCTGCCGTCTGTCCTTGTAAGTTGTCTACTCTTAATGTACTCATGATGGCTCCTTTGGAAATGTCACAGATGATAAGTCAAGCTCTGGGCCTCTGAAAGTTTCAGATATTTTTGGATTAGCTCCTTTGGGTAAATCCCTTAGAGACTGTCTATATGTTTTCCACTCTGCTTTTTTGCTATCAGATAATGGACTATCTGGCATAACTGTCCAATCGCTATTTGTGAGCAACCAGTTTCTTTTATTTCTTAATAATTCCCATTCCATAATTTTCCCCTATGACTGCGCTGGTGCTAGTTTCTTCATTATTAATCGTGTAAAGCGTTTATCTCTTAAAGTGGCAGCAGCAGCAAGGTCTGTTTGACTTCTAACAGCAAACGCACCTGCATTTGCTACATTTGTAATTGTAGAAAGATGAAGAGTAGTATATCCAGTTCCACCAAAATTTTCACATTGAGTATATGCCCAACATGACTCGTAACTACCATTTGCTCCCACATCAAACTCTATACTTTTACCCATATACGCTTGGTCACTTGTGCTAGTAAAAACTGCTGATAAATGAAACTCCCAAACTCCACTAGAAGGTAGAGTAATAATACCACTTGATACTGTTGGTTGAGGTCCAATAGGCTTAAAACCAAGATTTGAATCCCCATCCATAGTTACCCAATGTGTGTTAACATTTGTTCCACTACTAACACTTTTATCCCCTGTAAAACCAAACATAGCTATAGTCATTTGGGGATGTTCAACCTCACCAGTTGAAGAAATAGTCATAGCTGTAGTATCATTCGTATGTTTTATATTTTGTACTAATAAGTTGCTCATATCACTGCCAGGTGGCCTCCCGAAGTTACGGTAAGCGTAATGCCACTACCTATTGCTATAGGTCCAGTAACAGTAGCGTTCTCATTAGCGTTGATAGTTGTGTTAACGTCTACAGTCTGAGCGTTAATCCTAAACATTCCACCAAGTCTAAAGTTACCTTTGTTAGCGTCAGGAGGAGTTATACTTCCTTCTGATAATCCTAAATAGTTCACAAATATATTTGCTGTACCTGTAGAAGGAGCTGCTGTAAATGTTAATGTAGTTCCGTCAGGTATACTATACGCTGTTGTGTCTTGAACAACCCCATCTACCGATACCAATACGTCTTGTACATTAGATACGGTTCTATTAAGAGTAAATGTAGTATCACTATTATCTCCATTAAACCGCTGTACATCTGGTATATTCTGATAGGTCGTCGCTGCTTGATTTCCTATAAGTGCCATTATGGTGTTATCTCCATTATGCTTAGAGCTGCGTCTATCTTAGCTGATACAGAACAATCTATCTTCATAACATCAGTACCTTGTATAACAACTTTATTACCAGCAAGAACTTCTAAAGAACTTCCTGCAGGAATTGGTACGTTATATAATAAATCTACATTTTCGTTTGTTTCTGTATCACTTGTATTACTCTCTAATTTTACTGTAACTGTTACTTGTGATGTATGTTTGTTACATAAAACTAATCCAAGCACAATAGCTCTATGTGTATTAGCAGCTCCTGGACCCGTATACAAAGTTAACGGAGTACCTGCCGATGCAGGCATAGCTGCATTTGATTTTAGTTTAAATATATTTGCCATAGTTTTTCCCTATCCTAATGCTATTGCTAATGCTGTGGATTCGTCTGCTGCAGCTGAAGCGGTTGTTCCACCTATATCTGTTAATACCTCTGACGCAGAGCGTCCTTCTACTTTTGTACCATTAATTCTTAAAAAGTCGTCGTCAGCTACGCCTGTAGTAAACTCTGCTACATTACCATTCCCAATGCCTTTTGTGTTAGCTGTTATTTCTACCCATGCAGATCCGTTATAATACTTTAATACGTTACTTGTTGAGTTATAAGCTAGATCTCCTTCATCATTACTAGAACCAGGATCAGAAGATCCTATTCTATATCTTTCAGCAAACGAA